CTTATGGACAACTACCAGTGTTGCAAATCCAGACAATAACAACGGTGGAGCTATAGGTACAAGCAATCAAGGCGTAGGAGGCGCATGGAGTTGGGACACTGGTTTATGTTATGCTTTAAGACAAGGACAAACTACTGTAAGTATGGCATTACCAGGATCACAACCTACAAGTGCTTATACAGCAACAAACCTTGCAACGAGATACGATGTAAGTGGAGCTAATTACGATGGTAGAATGTATAACATAGTGGTTTACAATAGACTTTTATCAGACGCAGAAATTTCACAAAACTTTACAGCGCTAACAGTATAATATGAGAACATTTATATTTTTTAATTCGAGTGAAAAGGGATTGTTGGATTATTCTCAATTAGTAGAAACATCACAGGATACTCTTAGACTCAGCTTAGATGGAACTAAGACGTTTGTTAGTTACGAAACAGAAACTGTGCCCAGCACAATCCAGGCTTTAACCAGCTATATTGGTCCACTAACATACGAAGAAACCTTAACACGATTACAAACAGCAGAGTGGAGACCACCTGCACCAATAACATAACATGCCAATCCCTAAAAGAGAATCAGGAGAAAGAGAGAACGACTATATCCCAAGATGTATGTCAGAAATAGGCAGCGAATACGAACAAGATCAAGCGCTTGCTATTTGCTACCAACAAATGTCAATTAGCCTAATTAGAGATCGAGAGTATCGCAAGATGCTTACTCAAAAAGATCCTATGATGGCCAATTACAAAAAAGAAATAAAAAAGAAATAAATCATTATAATACAAACGAATTCATAATATGAAATTAGAGAATCAACAATCATACATAACCAACCTACAATTTTCAGGTGGTCAACCAGTTGGATCTGGTAGTTTAAATACTGCAGCAATTGCACGTGGTAGTATACAAATTTCTGGTAGCTTAACAGCAACTGGATCTTTTAAAGTAACAAATCCATTTGGCAGAGTATACAACTACTTCTTAACAGCTTCAGTTTCTGCATCAGACGCAGTTTCTCAAAGCACAGGAAGTACACAGTATGTTGCAGTTAGTGGATCAGCTACTCAGAAAGCACAAATTATAGCATCAACTTTAACCGCTAATAACGATTTATTCTTGTCTGCTTCTGTTGGAGCTACATCTCTTGCTGTTACAGCTTCATTTGGTGGATCCGATGGTAATGCAATTTTAGTACAAGCTTTATCAGCTTCTTCTACTTTAAACAGCCAACTTACTGGTGGAACAGGAACTTCAAACTGGCCTTATCAAATGCCATTCACTGCACAAGGATTATACATTGCCTTAATTGGTAACGTAGTTGGTACTACCATTGATGGTTCAGTATTAACATTCACATCAGCTTCTGGATTTATACCAGGTTTGTTTACAGCGATATCTAGTTCTTCAACTGCATTAGGCATCATCGCATTAAAATAATAACTAATGATTAATGCATTAGGTAACTATATAGGGTCTTCTGAAAAGATCGATCCAGTTGTTGTAAGCGGATATGCTCAAAACATAAACATAGATCCTACTTACGCTTACATCTATATCTATTACACATCAAACGATTCAAGTTCTTTCAACGGAAGTGGATCATTTATGTTTGACGAGACTAAGGATATAGAGTATTTAATTATTGGTGGAGGAGGTTCAGGCGTTTCATTAGCTGGTAACACTTACGCTCCAGGAGCACAAACAGGAGATTATCTTGGAGGAGCTGGTGGTGCAGCAGGCTATTTAATTTCAGGATCTGCTACATGTAATGCAAAACAAACTTACGTTGGTATAGCAGGTGTTGGTGGTAGAGCTACAATTGTAAATCCAAGTCCAGCAGGAAGTGGTAGCATGAGCTATTTAACTGGATCTGGTATACAATTATTTGCATCAGGCGGTGCAGCTGGATTAGGCTTTAGAACAGGAGATTTCGATACTATTCCTATTACTGGTCTTAATGGAGGTAATACTAGAAAAGTAATAAATGGTGTAGCTACTAATTATACTGGAGGCACTGGAGCTTATGCTAGTGGTTTAGGAAGTAAATCTTGTAACTCAGGTGGAGGTGTAGGTTCTTATTCACAAGTTTGGTTACCAGGTGGTGGAGCAGGAAGCGGAGGAAATGGACAAAGCGCTGCTATAGGACAAACAGCATCAACATTCTCTGTAACTGCATCCTATTCAGGAGGATCAGGATCTTTAAGCGTAATTACAGGAATAGCAACTTACTTTGCAGCTGGAGGTTCAGGTGGTTCTTATCAAAATGGAACTGGTTCATCAGGCGCAGGTCAATTCGAAAATGGCCAAATTGCTACATGGTCAACTGCTTCATTGAGTGCAGGTGGAAGCACTGTACCTTACGTTGATGGAATGGATACATCTGGAAATGGAGGTGGTACATTGACAAACAACGGATACAATGGAGAAGGAGGATCAGGCATTGTCATAGTAAGATACAACAGACTTCAAAAAGCTTTAGTCTAGAAAACGAAGCAAAACAATAATATATTTTTATAATCTCAATAACAACAACATGGATACTCAAAGTATTATCAACAAAATCGCTAGCTTAGTTGGACTTGACAAACAAGTTAAATTAGGAAGCGGTGTATACGGTAAGTTAGAAGACGGCGGTGCAGTAATGACAGATTCATTCGGAGTTGGCAACGTATTATTCGTTGTTAGCGAAGACGGAAACAAAGCATTGGCACCAGACGCAGATCACAAAATTTATATACAAACAGAAAATGGTAGTAAACTATTTTTAATCACAACTGTAGGCGGAGTCATTACATCAATGGACTTAGCCCCACAACCAGGAAAAGAATTAAATATGAAAGAACAAAACTTAGAGAACGATTTAGTAGGTGCAATTACATCTCCTAAACCAAAAGAAGACAACATCGTAGATTCAAAAGATTTACCAAATGTAAAAGACAATATGGCAGCAGACGATATGGCTTCTAGAATGGACGCTATGGCTGCTGAAATTAAGCAATTAAGAGATGATATTGCTAACATCTATTCTAAGGTAGAACCTAAAGAAGATATGGAAAAAATGGAAGCAGTAACTAAAGATGAAAAATCTGCAGTAGACGAAATCCAAAAGAAAGGACTTGGTGCTGGCGGACAAGGTAAGCCTAACGATGGTGGACCTTCTAAGTACAACATGAGTGCTCAAAAGAAATTCACTGGTGCTCCAGTTGAAGAAACTCAATCTTTAAAAGGATTGTTTAAATCAAAAGCTCAAAACACAATGTCTACAGTATTCAGTAAAATGAACAACTCTAGATTTTAATTTATTCATAAAAACAAAATATTCGAACAATGGCTACAACTACTTCGATCACTAGTACCTACGCCGGACAATTCTCTGGTAAGTACATCGCAGCTGCTTTGTTATCAGCTCCAACTCTTGATAAAGAGTACATAACAATCAAACCAAACATTAAGTACAAAGAGGTAATCAAGAAGTACAGTAATGACAACGCTATCTATGATGCGTCTTGTGATTTCGAAGCAACTTCTACAGTTACTTTAACTGAGACTATTTTAGCTCCTGAAGAATTTCAAGTTAACTTACAATTATGTAAGAAAAACTTCCGTTCTGATTGGGAAGCTATTGAAATGGGTATCTCTGTATTTGATAACTTACCTGCATCTTTCACAGAATTTATGATCGGTCAAGTTGCTGCGCAAGTAGCTGCTCAAACTGAACAAAATATCTGGACTGGTTCTGGCGCAAGCACAGGTCAATTCCAATCTTTCGATTCTTTATTTAGAGCGAATGGTTCAGGAGTTATCTCTGGTTCTTTAGCAACTAGTGGTTCTATCACTGGTTCTTCAACAGTAATTGCTGCTTTACAAGGCGTAGTAGATTTAATCCCTACATCTGTATACGGTAAAGAAGATTTAGGTATCTATGTTTCTACTGCTACAATGAAAGCTTTCCAAACTGCAGTTGCAGGAGGTTCAGCTTACGCTAACGGTTACAACAACCAAACAGTTATTGGATTGAAACCAATGGATTTCCAAGGTATTCCTTTATTACATTGCCCAGGTTTAGCACCAACGGCTGTAGTAGCTGCTCAAAAATCTAACTTATTCTTCGGTACGGCTTTATTGTCTGACAGAAACGAAGTTAAAGTATTGGATATGGCTGACTTAGACGGATCTCAAAACGTTCGTATTATCATGAGATATACAGCGGGTGTAGCATTCGGCTTCGGTCCAGATATCGTTTACCAAGTAAGCAGAAACTAAGATCAATATTATAGGAGGTCATTCATTTGGCCTCCTTATTTAAAAAAAGAATTAAAATTATTATATTATGCCATGTAATTTAACATTAGGAAGACAGGAACCTTGTAAAGACAGTATAGCTGGTCTTGCAGGAGCATACTTCATTAATTATACTACAGGAAGCTTCGTAGTAGCTACAGGAAACGACGCGATTACGTCTTTCCCAACTGGTTCAACAGCTTATTACTACGAGTTAAAAGGTGCGAATAGCTACCTTGAAACTGTTAACACTAGCCGCGATAACGGTACGACTTTCTTTAATCAAGAATTAAGCTTGACTTTAAAGAAATTGGACGCTGCTTCAACAAAGCAATTTAAGCTTTTAGCTTATGGTCGTCCTCAGATCGTTGTTGCTGATAGAAACGGTAACGCTCTATTAGTAGGTAAAGATCAAGGTGCAGATATGACTGGTGGTACAATTACTATCGGAGCTGCTTATGGTGACTTATCAGGATATACTGCGGTATTCACTGGTCAAGAAGCTTTACCAGCTAACTTCATAACTGGATCTACTCAAGCAAATCCTTTCGCAGGTGTTGGTCAACCACCAACAGTTGTTTACGGAGCTGCTATCTAGTAGTACAACAAATTGTATAGCGTTCTTTAAAAAGAACTTCTCATATAACCATGTCGGGAATACCTCGTCTGTTAATTCAGATGGGGTATTTTTATGTAAACTAAAACCTCAATAAAATGGCAAAAGCCAAAGTCGCATCAACCATCGTAGTATCTGACACCAAGAAGCGGGGACATGCAAAGAAGTCCTACAATAAACACTCCAGTAGACCTAAGACCTACAGAGGACAGGGCCGTTAACAAAACAAAAAGCTATAAATCAGTTATAATATATGATACAATTAACATGATAATAGTAACTCCAGATACAAACACTACGCAATCTTTTAGTATAAGAACAATGCCTAGTGCAAGCTTGTCTAGTTTTAAAGTAAGATTGGCCCTTATTAACGAGGACACCAATAAAACCGGTTCTATAACAAACGTAACAGCTAGTTATAATGGCTACGACTTTTTAATGGTAACAGCATCCATGTTTTTGACTGCAAGCGAGTGGTATACCATGGAAGTTATTCAATTGTCAGGATCTACTGATTGTACTAGTTTGTACAGAGGAGAACTATTCCCTACTACAGAATCAGCCACAGTTAGAAACTCTGAGCCTATGTTGAGTTACACTGGAAGCAGAAGCAATATTAACGACTATATTATATACTAATAACGATTATGGAAACAAAAGAATCAAGAGTAAAAGTAATAAACCTTTCAGGAGGTTACATACTGCCAAAGATTACCGAAACTAAAGGTAGAAAGCAACACGTAGAGATTGGAATCGATGGTACTGACGATTTCTTTACTACACTTATTAAGAGATACGAAACTAGTCCAACTAATCAGGCTTGTATAGATGGATCTACGGATTTAATTTATGGTAAGGGAGTTAAAGGTAAAAAGGGATTCCAACAATTAGAGGACTATCTTTACACATTAACCACTAACGATGAGATTAGAAAGATTGTATTCGATTACAAAATGTTTGGTAATGCTGCTATTCAATGTGTATTCTCTCCAGATAGAGAACAAGTAATTGGTTTTTATCATATTCCAGTTGACACATTAAGAAGTGAGAAAGTTGGTGACGATGGAGTTATTCATGGTTTCTACTACTCTTCAGATTGGTCAAACAAAAGAATTCAACCTACAAGAATACCTGCATTTGGCGAAGAGGAATTTGAGAACGATACACAAATAATCTACTTCAAGAAATATTCACCAGGCAAATTCTACTACGGTATTCCTGATTACTATAGCTCAATTCAATACTGTGCTGTAGAGGAAGAGGTAGCAAACTTACACATCAACAATATCTTGAATAACTTCATGCCAAGTACAATCATCAACTTTAATGGTGGTTTGCCTGCATCAGAAGAGCAATACTTACTTGAAACTACAATAGCATCTAAATTTGCTGGTACTTCAAACGCTGGTAAGTTTATCCTAAGCTTTAACGAGAACGCTGAGCAAAAGACTACAGTAGAAATGTTAAGACCAGAGAATTTGCACCAACAGTACGATTTTATTGCAGAAGAGTCTAGTAGAAAGATAATGTTAGCACACAGAGTAACAAGTCAAATGTTATTTGGTATCAAAACAGCATCAGGCTTCTCCAGTAACGCAGACGAGCTCAAGAACGCGTACGAGATCTTTTTGGCTATGGTAATCAACCCTATGCAAGAAGAGCTGATTAAGCAGATCCAGGGCATTATTGAGTACAATGGCTACGAAGGTCAAGAGTTGTACTTTGCACCACTAATTCCATTCGGTTTCTTGGCAGAATTACAAGCAGAAGCCGGTGACGCTGGAGCACAAGAGATTATAGAGAATCCTAACGATGTAGCAGACACTCAAGAAGCCGCGCCAGCTTCAGACGGAGCAGACACAAACACAAACAATCCAAACGAAACAATTGGCTACGTTAATCCAGGACCTCAAGGATTTTCTAAGCACGATTGGTCAAGTTGGGAATTAGAACACAATTACGAAATAGCTAAATAATGAGTAGAAATATATTATTCATATCAAGAAATGATATCATCAAACGTTCTTACGTTGGTGGAAACATAGATCCTGAAAAGATCATACCATTTGTAAAGACAGCTCAAGACAAAAACATCTTGACTACTTGTGGTACTGTATTGTACAATTACTTGCAAGATCAAATTGAAGCCGGCACTCTAAGTGGTGTTTATGTTACTCTTGTTGAGTTGTACATAAAAGACTGTTTAGTGCACTACTCTGTATGTGAAGCTCTACCATTCTTAGCTTATACGATAGCAAACGGTAGTATCTATAAAAATACTAGTGAGCAAGCAGTTAGTCCAAGTAAGAACGATATAGATTTCTTATTACAAAAAGAATTACAGACTGCACAGTTTTACAACGAAAGGTTGACTACTTACTTGATTGCTAATAACAACATCTATCCTCAATTTAATCAATCTAATGGTCAATTAGATAACGTTTATCCTGATATGGGTCAATCTTACACAAATGGATGGGTACTTTAATATGAGCGAAAAGAAAATATACTTAGGATACACTCCTAAAACTAAAAATGTAGAGAAGTTAACCAAATACTTTGAAAGCAAAAAGTTAGGTGCTGTTAATAAGATACACCAGAAACTAAACAAAGGTCCACTTAAAAATAAAAGATTCTAATGCAAACTCTCTACTCTTTTACCCAGTTTTTTAATTCAGTTTGTTTGAGTCATCCAAACATAGAGACATTCAATGTATCAGACGATATGTTCGATGCAGATACAGCTAAGCAAACCTTATTTCCTTTGGCTTACATGGTTTTAAACAACACCACTATTACTGGATACTCTGCTATGACTTACAACATTAACTTAATTGTTATGGACAGAATAACAGATGTAAAGGAACTTTCTAGTGGTAAGTTTAACAGCATTACAAAAGATTATAAGGGTATTACTAATTTATTAGATGTGTGGAATACTTCTATGATGACATTGTCAGATATCATAGTATACATAAAGAACAACGCTCAACCTCAAGACTTTACAATTAGCACAGATGTTATCTTAACTCCATTTCAAGAAAGGTTAGATAACGCATTAGCAGGATTCTCTGCTGTAATGAATATAACTGTGCCTTTCAATCCTAGTGCTTGTTTATTTTACAACGTTACGGATGCTCAAGCAGACGGTGGAATAAACGGATGTAACTAATGATAGTTCCAGAAGTATACAACGCCTACAATAAATGGGCAAGTATGGTAGTAGGCCAAGCAAAGGCAAACTTATTAAGAGGCAAGAAGGACGCAACTAAAAAACTATCCAATTCTATAGTGTACGAAATAGTTTCAGATCCCAATGGAGACTTTGGAGCTGGAGTAGAATTCTATTATTTAGACTACGGAGATAATGTAGAATGGGGTAGAAAGAAATATCCTAATCGTGGTATTAATCCAGAAGGAGAATTCTTTAGCAAACTATTAAACTGGATCAAAGTAAAACCAATACCAAGATTCAGAGATAAAAAAGGTAGGTACATATCATACCAATCACAAGCATTTTTAATAGGAAGAGCAATTAATAAAAAAGGTATAAAGCCTTTTCCTTTTATGACAGACGCAGTAGAGCAATCACAAAACGATTTGTTGTACATGTTAGAAGAGGCTTTGGCAGATGCCATAACTCATGACATGGAAGCATTATCAGAGTTAAAAGGTTTGTAGGTACACACCAGATGCTCATGGCTAGGCTATAATCTGCTTTCTAATAGAATATACGTCCAATAGATTTAAGAGTCTCTAATGAGACTTTTTTAGGGTTAGTACGATATTGCAATTTGTTGTTATAATAGTATATAATTCTCAAATAGATGGCAATTACCATAAATCAAACACCACCTTCGATTAATCTGGCTCAAAGTCCAATAGCATTCTCTGTTATTGATGGTGCTTACGCTAGTTCTAGTTTTCAATATACATGTACTTTACAAATATGGACAGGCAGTTTGGCTAGTTCTGGATCAGGAACTCAGTACGCACTAAGAAAATATCCAAATGCAACAGGCTATGGTATATTCGATGTTTCTAGATTTGTCAACAGTTCGCTTACTAACTTGGCAATTCAAGCCACAAGTTCAGTAGTATATTTTAAGCCAACATTTAACTTTCAATATCAAGCTTCTATTACAGGATCTAACGTTGTTGGTTCAGTAAGCACAGCATTGGACGGTTACTCTGTATTTCCAGAGGCTATCAACTCAAATCCATCAGCTTCAGCTCTTTGGCCTTTAATGACAGACGGACCTACTACACAATCAGTACTAATATCAGATAATGGTTGGACTGGAGTATACGTTGGTCAAGGTTCTAATGTTAACGTAGCATACACAGCTAGTTACGTAAATGGAACTACTACATCTGCAACAAGAACTGTATCAGGATCTACAACAAATACCACTGGTTCTATAGCATGGATACCAAATGCACCAGTACAACCAGGATTTCCTTTGGCTTTAACAAATGGAGGATCTGATTTATTAAGCTATACCATTAAATCAAATGGTACTTCTATTATGTACAATGTAGTGTGTCCTCAATACTACACTCCAGTTAGAATCTTTTGGAAAAATAGATACGGTCAATTCGATTGGTTAAACTTCTATTTAAAGAATACACAAACATTCGAAAC